AACGCGGAGCATGGCAGCGGTGACTGCGAACCGGTGCGAGAGGGGCTTTTTTTCGACGAATTTGGGGATCTCCGGGCGGTCGGTATCCCCCCCGTTCGGAAGTAGCCTGTGGATAACTTTCCGAATCGACGGCCAACCTCCGCTGAAAACGCGGGGCTTTTTCAAAAAAGGGAGGGGCTTTGATGGCGAACGCCAAAAAACCGGCGAAAACACAACCGAATAAGCAGGAAACGCCGGAAGACGCCTCCGAGTTTTTCACGCGCCGGCAGAAAAGCGAGGTCCGGAGGCTGCAGAAAGTTTATAAGGACCTTCCGGAGAGCCAGAAGATACTCGTCAGCAAGCTGCTGGCCCGGGCCGCGTATGTGAACAGCAAGCTGGAGGCCGTGGAAAACAAAATCGACCAGGAAGGCCTGGTGGTGGACTTCAAAAACGGGCGCCAGGAGATGCAGCGGATCAATCCGCACCTGAAAGTCTACACGGATCTGCTGAAAATATATTCCACGCTCATGGAACAGATCGAGGACATGATCCGGCATGACAGGGACCACGCCAAAAAGGAAAACCGCAAGAAGGACGTGGATCCGCTGGAAGCGTTTATAAATGCAAGATAAGAATCCGGTCTATGAATACTGGCTGGCCATGAACAACGGCCTGACCGTCTGCAAAAAGATATTTGCGGTGTATCAGAAGCTGGTAGCAGACATGAAGGACCCGGCGAGCCAGTGGACATATAACAGCCGGAAGGCAGAACACGCCATCTTATTTATCGAGACGTTCTGCCGGCAATCAAAAGGTCAATACGGAGGCCAGCGGGTAAAGCTGGAATTATGGCAGCGTGCAATGATCGCTGCCATGTTTGGTTTTGTGGACAAAGAGACCGGCCTGCGCAGGTTCCGGGAAGTCGTTCTGATGGTGGCCCGTAAGAACGGCAAGTCCACGCTGGGCTCTGCCATCGGCATCTACCTGATGGTGGCCGACCAGGAACCGGGCGCGGAGATCTACGCCGTGGCAACCAAACGTGACCAGGCGAAGATCATCTGGATGGAAGCGGTCAAGATGGTGAAGAAGTCTCCGGAACTGCTCCGGCTAATAAAGCCCAGGGTGGCGGAGATGCGCAGCGATTTCAATGAAAGTTCGTTCCAGCCGCTGGGCAATGACAGCGACACGCTGGACGGTCTGAACGTCCACGGCGCCCTGATGGATGAGCTGCATGCCTGGAAGGACACGAACCTCTACGACGTCATCGTGGACGGTGTGAGCGCCAGGAGGCAGCCGCTGATCCTGATCACCACGACCGCCGGCACGGTGCGCGACGGTATCTTCGACATCAAGTATGAAGAGATCGAGCGCGTCATCGACAGCTATACCGGCGCCTGCATCAATGACCGGCTGCTGCCGCTGATCTATGAGCTGGACGCCAGGAGTGAATGGACGGATCCCAGATGCTGGGTAAAGGCGAATCCCGGGCTTGGTACCATCAAGTCGGCGGAGGTGCTGGTCGACAAGGTGAAGGCTGCTCAGCTGGACAGTCTGAAGGTTAAGAACCTGGTATGTAAAGACTTCAACATCAGGGAGACCGGTGCTACCGCGTTTATGACCTATGAGGAGATCCTTAATACGGCGGTATTTGATACCGGCCTGCTGCGGCCGCGGTACGCCATCGGCGGCGCGGACCTGTCGGAGACGACCGACCTCACGGCAGCGGTCGTCCTGTTCCGGATGCCCGGCGACCAGAAGGTCTATGTCCGCTGCATGTTTTGGATGCCGGAAGACCTGCTGGAGATCCGAGTGAAGGAGGACAAGGTTCCGTATGATATCTGGAAACAGCAGGGCCTGCTGCGGACGACACCTGGCAACAAGCTGCATCCCAAGTACGTCACGCAATGGTTCGAGGAGATATCGGAAGAGACCGATACTTATATTACCTGGATCGGGTACGATGCCTGGGCGGCTGCCTATTGGGTGGAGGAAATGCAGAACTGTTTCGGGCCTAACTGCATGGAGGCTGTCCGGCAGGGGAAGCAGACACTGAGCATCCCGCTGAAGGAACTGAAGGCCGACCTGGCGGCTAAGCGGGTCGTGTATCAGAACCACCCGATACTGAAGTGGTGTTTGACCAATGTCAATATCGACACGGACAAGAACGGGAACATACAACCGTGTAAGGGTAAAAACCCGCGGGCGAGAATCGACGGCGCGGCTGCGTTGCTCAACGCCTACGTTATATATAAAAAACATGAGGAAGAGTATCTGTCCGATGTGGATATTGAGAGCGAGGGAGCATAGACATGGGCTTATTTAATCGAATCAGAAACATGATAAAGGACCGGAACCCTACCGAGACGGTGGTCAAGATCATGCGCGAAAACGGTAACGCAGTGTACAGCTGGAACGGCGAGCTGTTCAACAACGGCGACGTCCGGGCCATGGTGAGGCCGTTCGTGAACGCGGCCGGGAAACTGGATCCGAAACATATCCGCGAAGTGGTCGACCAGAACGGCGACCCGGATGTGAAGATCAACCCGGAACCGTATATCCGGATCCTGCTGGAGGAACCGAACCCAGCGCTGACCGGTACCACGTTCCGGCAGCGGATGGCGTGGCAATACATGCTGAAAAACAACGCCTTCGCGTTCATCGTCCGGGATGGCAACGGCTGGGCCATCGGGCTGTATCCTCTGGAGTGGCTGAGCGCGGAAGCGTTGTATGACACCCAGCGCAAGCTGTATATCCGGTTCAATCTGCTGAGCGGGCGCGAGGCGGTCATCAGCTACGATGACTTGGTGCACATTCCCCGGGACGTGGGTAACAATGAACTGTTCGGCGTGCCCAATCAGGAAGCGCTGGCCATGCTGATGGAAGTCGCCGGCACCATCGACAAGTCGATCATCGCAGCCGTGAGGAACGGCGGCGCTATCCGGTGGCTACTTAAGTATACGCGTGGCATGCGTCCGGAAGAATTGAAGACCCGGGCCAAGGAGTTTGCCAAGAGCTTCCTGGACACGGAGAATGTGGAGGACGGCAGCGTGGGCGTGGCAGCGACCGGCGCCGATGCGGAGGCCAAGCAGATCGACCCGCACGATTACGTCCCCAACGCCATGATCATGGACAAGGTCAAGCAGCGCCTGATGGCGTACTTCGGCGTAAACGACAAGATTATGAACAGCACCTACGACGAGAATGAGTGGAACGCTTATTATGAGAGCGTTGTGGAACCGTTCGCGCAGGCCATGTCCGAAGAATTTACCAAAAAATTATTCAGCCGGTGGGAGCGGAACCGCGGAAACCGGATTACCTTTGATTCTACCAGCCTGCAATATGCGAGCATGCAGAGCAAGCTGAACCTGGTGCAGATGGTTGACCGTGGCGCGATGACGCCCAACGAATGGCGGCAGATTATGAACCTGCCGATGATCGAAGGCGGCAATAAACCTATCCGTCGGCTGGATACCCAACCTGTAAAGGAAGGAGGTAAGGAATAATGCCTAAAAAAATTGCAATCAAAGGCACTATCATCCCGTCCGATTACCAGGAAATATATGACTGGATAGGGTGGGAAGCGACGTCTCCGGCTATGATTGAAACCCTTCTGGAAGAAGCCAATGGGGAAGACATTGAGCTGGAAGTTAATTCTCCTGGCGGTTATGTGTTTGCCGGCATGGAGATCTACAACCGGCTGAAGATGTATTCCGGCAAGGTCACTGCGATCGTCATGAGCATAGCTGCTTCGGCTGCGTCGCTGATTATCTGCGCGGCCGATACTGTGCAGATGTCCCCGGTGAGCCAGATCATGATACATCGGGCGCACAGCTGGACGGAAGGCGACAAGAATGACATTTATAAGACGGCGGAGGATCTGGAGAAGTTGGACTTGTCCATCGCCAATGCGTATGTGGGCAAAACCGGCCTGAGCATCGAGAAGGTGCTGAAAATGATGGACGCCACGACCTGGCTGGGAGCGGAAGAGGCGAAGACGTACAACTTCGCGGATGAGATTCTGTTCCAGCCGGCTGAACAGCCTGCCCTGGCAACTGGAGGCGCGGTCATGCTGACCTCCAACCAGATAGCCAGAATGAAGGAAGCCATGATGGCTGAAAACACTGTCAAAGCGCAACAGGAAACTGCTGCTTTGAATCTGCTCCGGCAGAAATTAAACTACTTAGAGTTGAAAGGAGTAAACCAATGAACAAAAAAGAGTATGAAGCAAAACGTGCACAGCTGCTGGCAGAAATGAAAGCAGCAATCGAAGCCGGCGATGCAGACAAAGCAGAGGCGGCTCACAAAGAAGTCCTGGCTCTGGATGAGACCTTCCAGAAGCTGGCTACTGCCCAGGCGAACCTGAACGCCCTGAACGGCAGCGCAGTACCGGCAGCTCCCGCTGTTCCGTCTGTGCTGAACGCAGCGCCGATCGCCCCGGTAGCCGACAAAAAAGCGAACGAAGAGGATCTGTACAAGACCGCCTTCGCTCATTACATGATGGGCAAGAAACTGTCCGCTGAAGAGCAGGGCATTTTCGAGGCCAGAAATGCTACCTCTACCGTAAAGGAAAACTATGTTGTGGTACCGGCCACTCTGAAGCAGGGCATCTGGCATGAAATGGATGCGCTGCATCCGATCATCGCTGATACCGTGAAGACCTTCGTGCCTGGTGATCTGGACATCCTGCTGGAAAGCTCCGTAGGAAACGACGCTGCTTGGTACGATGAAGCAACCGCTACTACGGCTGAGAAGGTAGTAAACGCTAAGATCACCCTGAAGGGCTGCGAACTCGCCAAGGCGATCGAAGTGTCCTGGAAGCTGAAGAAGATGGCTGTGGACGAGTTCCTGGCTTATGTCGCCAGCCGCATCGCTGTCAAAATGGCGAACGCTCTGGCAGCCGGCTTTATTTCCGGCGCCGGCATCGGCAACGGCACCACCGACATTCCGAAACCGCTTGGCGTTGTAACCAAACTGGAAGCCGAATCTGATACCCCGCAGGTACTGACCTACACTGCAGCCAACGGCATCAAATACGGTGATCTGACCGCTATGCGCGCCAAGATTCTGTCCGGCTATGCTGCCGGCGCCAAATTCTACGCAAATGCGGCCTGCATCTGGAACCGTCTGGCCAACATCCTGGACGCTGAAAACCGTCCGATCTTCATCCCCGATGCAACCGCAGGCGGCGTTGGCCGTATCTTCGGTATCGTTGTGGAAGAAGAAGCCTCCATTCCGGACAATGCTGTCCTGCTGGGCAACATGGCTAAAGGCTATGCCTGCAACGTAAACGAAGACATCACCATGTACCAGGAAGATCATGTGCTGTCCCGCACCACCGACTACATGGGCTACTGCCTGATTGACGGCCAGCCGCTGACCACAAAAGCGTTCTGTTACTTAAAAAAATCGGCGTGATCCCGACCGATGAACAGGTACCGGACGGCAGCTCCGATTTCAGCCGTGAGGATGCTGCCGACGTTACCGTCGGGATCGGTTACGAGATTAGCGGGCTGAAACTTAATGACGCCAGCGTAAGCACTGATTATTATTCCCTGTCCGATGACGAAACCGAAATCACCATCGACAAAGATTACCTGGCGGCGATGTCCAATGGCACCAAAGAGTTTGCCATCATCCTGGATGATGATAACACCACACCGACCACGGTACTGTGGGACGTTGTGATCAGCGGCGCCCATGAAGACGAGTTCGACCGGTCTGATCCGGACGATGTGGAGATGAGCGTTTCCGATGCGGAAATCACCGGACTGGAATACCTGGATGATGATGTGGATGCCAGCGCATATGCTATCAGCAACAGCGACCATACCATCACCATCAAGAAGGAATACCTGGCGACCCTGTCCAACGGCGACAAGACCTTTAAGGTTCTGGAAGGTGAAAGCGCGTATGACGTGCTGGTTATCGAAGTCAGCGGCAACGGCAGCGCCAGCTTCAGCAAGGCAGATCCGGCAGACATCACCATTGACGTGGCAGATGCGGAGATCACCGGTCTAAAGATCGGCGGCACAAACGTCAACACTGACAACTACACCATTGCGGAAGGCAAGCATGAGATCACCATCGACGATGAGTATCTGGGCGGCCTGGCGAACGGGGACAAGACCTTCAAGGTGCAGCTGGATGGCGGCGATGCCGAATTGACCTACGTCGTTACGGTAGGTGATTAAGGTGAGCTTACTGGCAAAAATAAAACAATATTGTCGTATTGATACGACGGAAGACGATCAGCTGCTGCAGGGGTTAATCTCTGCAGCAGTTAAACTTGTAAAGGAGCAGTCAGGCAAAAATGCGTATATCGGGGATGGCAGCATAACACCTGCGGCCATCGAAGATGCTGACCTGTTCCAGACCTGCGTGTGTCAGCTGGTGGAGCACTGGTATGACGTGCGGGGCGCTGTGGACAGCCAGGCGCAGAACCATATCCCGTTTGCGACGGACATGCTGATTGCTCATTTTAAGTACAGCTGCGAATACGCCCTGCTGAATCCGGCGCCTGAACCGACACCGGATCCCGAACCGGAACCGGAGCCGGAACCTGAACCCGATCCGGACGACGATGAGGAGCAGGAGCCGTAAACCAGCTGAGGAGGGTCATATGGTTTTAGACAAATATGTGGATGTGGAGTTCGGCGGTAAAAAGCACCGGCTCTGTTATCCCATAATGCAGGTCTTTGAAGCGGAGCGCCAGCTGACGGACGGCAACATCATGGTGATGCTGACGAAAGCGGGCGAAGGCATCCCGCCGACTTTGTATGACATGTTTACTATCGTCAAATATGCTTTGATGGGTGGCGACCCGAAGCTGACGGAGGAAGAGGCGGGAGAACTGTACCTGGAGGCCGTGGCGGAAGTCCCGGTCCTGGAGTTGTTCCGGCTAAGCGTGGAAGCGTTAAAAAAATCCGGCGTTCTGGGCAGCTCAAAAAAAGCAGAGGCGGCGCAAGCGTAAGACCGGGAAAAACATATAAAAACGTACGAGCCTTGTTAGAGGAGCTTGAACCAATAGCGTTGGGAGAATTAGATCTTTCGCCGGAACAGTTCGGCAGGTACACCATCATGGAGATAGATGCTTTGATGGATGGTTATATCCGCCGCCAGGAACGGTTGGAGGATCTTTTTATTATCAACTGCGCGC